GAGTCATTCCGCTGGGCAGTCACCGTGCCCGATTGGTCAATCCTCTTGAACTCTAAGTGATAAGTCGTGCTTGATGTTGAACTCGGGCTGTCGAGGTGTTGTATGAAATGCTGACCCATTTGATTTTCAGCATTGGAAACCTGCGAGTATTCCTCGATCTCTGTCGAGCCGCGCAGGATTCTGAGCGCGCCGCCAGCGCGTCCGCCGACGCTGCTTATGCTTTGCGAAACCAGCACAAGAATCTTGTTGCTGCTGTTCGCTGGCGTGATGTCGGCAGTCAGGTTTGTGTCCGCGTAAGTCGTACTGGTAGATGTCGCCTCTGTTGACGTTGCCGCCGTCACGACTTGGAGGACCTTCCCGCCGCCGCCCGCAGCAGCGGCCCACGAAATGTCGGTGCCATCGCTGGTCAGAACTTGATTTGCAGACCCCGGACTTAGCAACGCGCTTGCCCCACTGGCGTTGCCGTAGATAATCTTTCCCCGTGCCACGGCGTCAAGCAAGTTGAGTTCGCTGGTGCTGCTGGTGATGCCGTCCAGGACATTCAGTTCGGCCGCCGTTGTGGTCACGGCTGTACCGCCAATCATCAACTTGTCTTTGACAATATCAATCAAAGCGCCGCCAGCGGTGAGCAGCTTATCGGCGGACGCATCCCACAAAAGGTGTGCGCTTGCCGTGGCACCAAACAGCTTCACATCGTAGCCGGTGTCGTCAACGCCAACAGTAAGCGTGCCGTCGAGTTGCACGTTGCCGTCGATGTCTACAGCATCGAGGTTCGTCGTGCCGTCAATGTCTGCGTCGCCAGACACGTCAAGCGAGCCTGCGTCGAGTTCTCCGGTCAGCGTGACATTGCGGAAGCTGGCGATGTCCTTGTTCGAGTCAACAACGACACCCTTGGATGCGGCGACCGTGCCAGCGGTCACGCCATCCAGCACGTTGAGTTCAGCAGCGGTTGTTGTGACCGCCGTGCCGCCGATCATCAGCTTGTCTTTTACGATGTCGATTAAAGCGCCACCGGCAGTCAGCAACTTGTCCGCAGACGCATCCCAAAGCAGATGCGCGGAAGCCGTAGCGCCAAAGAATTTTACATCATATCCGGTATCATCAACGCCAACGGTCAACGTGCCGTCGAGTTGAACATTGCCATCAAAATCGACCGCGCCGCTTACCGCCAGCGCGTCGGTTGTCACCGTCCCATCAAAAAATGCGTTTTTAAATTCTGCGCTGCTGGTGCCTAGGTCGATGTCATTGTCGGTGGCCGGCTCAATGGTGCCGTCCGTAAACTTCACCTGGTCCGCACCATTGGCAGACACAATGATGATGTTGTTTGTGCCTGCCGTGATTGCTGACGAGTTTGCCGGGTCGAGTTGAATTGACTGCCCGCCCATCTTGATGCCTGCGGCAAACGGAATGCGAGCCGTTGCGGTCTGCGTGCCGTCCTTGAGCAGACAGGTCGAAAGACCTGTCGCCATGCCGTCCATTTCGCCATCCATGCGATCTGCGCGGATTTTGATGCCGTTTGATTGGTCGGACGCCCATGAATACAGGCGTGAAAATGTGCCGCCAGAAAAAGCCATTAGATTGGGCCCCCGGGTTTGATGCCGTAACTGGCACTAAGCCAGGAAACGGTCTGTGTTGATGTAGAAACCTTGAGTCGCATACTTGCGGCATAGCCGAGCGCCGCTGTTGCCAGGCGCGGGCGTGTGCGTGACACGCTGCCAGCCCATTCTTCCTCGTTCCAAGCTGCGACGTTCCAAGTCGCGCCGCTGGAATCAAAGGTCGAGGTCGCAAAGGCGACGAAGTTGTTGTCGAAATCGGTCGAAAGCGCCGTTGAAATCGTCAGCGTGCCTTCGCTCTCCAGAAACGGCTGCACACTTGCAAACTGCTTTATGCGATTGCGGTCGCCAAAGTAATTGAACGCGGTGCGGCAATCGGCTTGGATAACGCTGCCCGCATCGCTCGCGCTGTCGGACGAGAACTTGTAGACGACGCCGCCAGCGCCGCCGAAATAAACATCGCCGTTGAACTTTCCCCAAGTGAATGAGTTGATGCCAGTAAACCGGCACCACGCACCAACCACGGGATTAAACACGAACTGTTCGTGCGGGTTTGCCGTGTTTCCAGTCGGGTAGTTGCAGAACATTTTGTCGCCATTGGGCGACAGGAAAAGTTCCCAACCGGCTGTCGTGCCGGTCGTCGCAACTTGATCTATGAAGCTGCCGCGTATTTTCTCAGATAGCGCCTGCGCCTTTTGCGCGACCGTGGCCGAGCGAAACACGCTCGACATCGCAATGATGCCTTCTTTTGTGACGACCGCCACATCGCCGCCGAGTTTGATTGCAGCGCGGATGTGCGGCACCGGCTCTGCAATGCGGAATGTTCCAACCAGGGCAAAATCTGTGGCGCTGCTTGGGTCGCTGCCCGAATAAACAATGACCTCGCCGCTGGTCATCACGAAAGCAATCAGGTCATCAATGCCCTCGCCGCCGTCTTGCGTCAGCGTTGTCACCATCAACAGGTCGCCGCCAAAGTTCCCGACGCGGTTCAGTGGGAAAAGTGTAAAGTTGCCCTCAAGCGTGTTGACCGTGGCTGAGTAGTAAAACTGCTGATCTGTGCCGCGCCAGTAGTACACGCGATTCTTAAACACATGCACGCCGTCGAGCGTGGTCACGCTGCTGCTGTCAGACAGGGTGATTGACAGATCACTGGCACTGCTGCCGTTGAACTTGAACGGCGTATCTGCGCCGGTCACAAAAATTGTATTGCCGTCAAACTCTGCGGTTTGCGCGATGGCAGAACTTAAGCCGGTTTTTAGGCTGCTTGGGCTGCTGCCTGCGCTTGTCGCATCGTAAAGTGTGCCGTTGCTACCAATTGCCAGTAGCTTGCGCACATCGCCTGCGTGATGCTCGACCAGCGTTTTAACATCGCCCGACCCAACGCCAGTTGCGTGGCTGGCATAGCCCTCGCGCAGCGTGATCTTGCCGGTCGTAGGGAACCAGTTGTCCAGCAGGATCGCGTCTTCGGGTGCCATTGCGTCGATGCTGTCGCGCGTATTCAGACCACCCACGGGCGGCGGCACGCTCACGTTAGTTGTACGCGGGCGCTGTGATTGTGGTAGCGGCTGGAGCATCAGGTGCCGTAATTTGCTTCTGGCACGTTGTAGCTATACGGCCCAACGGCAGACTTGTACCTGTTATCAAATGCCAGCTTTGGCGCACCACCATCAGCGCCAAGCGCACGCGCGACGTTGATCTGGTAGTCGCGAAAGTCCTCGGCATAGTCAAGGCCGTGCAGTTGCTTGAAACGCCAGGTCACGCCCATCTCAAGCAGCAGCTCATCAAGAATGCCGGTGTCAGCGTCAGCAGCCCACGCCGTCTGCGCACTGCCGCCACTTGATTGGCACCACGCGTTGCTGACGTAATCATAAGCAATCGTCTCGGTGCTGGTTGGCGTCGGGTCGATGAAAAACTTTTTGGCGTTGCTGTCGGCCTTGACGCGCCAACGCTGCTGCGTGCCTGCGGTGACAATGCCGCTTTTGACAAACTGCCACTGCTGGGCGTTAAGCGGCCCACGCATGGCCTCTTGATCGGCGCGGTTGTACTGCGTGTCGTTGCGAAAGCGGTCAAAATCAGACGGCAGCGCATAGCTGGCCGTACCGCTGCCCGTGCTAAAGGTGTGTTCTTTTTCAAGGATGGCCCACGGGCCGCGCTTCACCAGCGTCTTGCCCTCGCGCTGGGCGCAGACAAGAAGCTGGCGGGCAGTTGCATCGACGTTGCCGACCACAGAGGTCGGGCGCTCGAAGCCTACATAGTCAGCCGTGTTCTGGCAGATCGTCAGCAGAGTCATTGTCGATTACCTTTCGCGGTCGTCCGCGCTTCTTTGCCGGTTCGTCAGCAACAGGTGCATCGGATCGACCGTTAGCTTCTAAATAGAGAGTGGCGATTTTCTTAAACTCGCCAAAAATTGGGCCCATGTTTTGGGCCGCTAAATCGGAAATGTCCGCAAGTTCCTCGACCGTCTCAATGTTGGCGACGGTGAGTTCGCGGACGCGCGCTTCGTCAAGGCCAGGTAACTTTGCCAGCGGTGTGCCGGTCTTCGTCTCAGCTTTGCCTTCGCGGTATGCAGCCCATGCAGTCGGGAACCGCTCAAGGTCAGACGCGCGAACCGGGCCAACAAAAGTGTCCCGGTTGCCTGTGACTGAGATGGAAACAAAGTCTTTTTCAACGCCGTTTAAGCTGGACCTGTAAAAGGTTGCCTTCACGTTTGCCTCTGGCATAACGCATTTCTCCTTTAGATATGTGGGATGAAAAAGGGGCCGCCGAAGCGACCCCTTTTTTTACTTACATCGGGAACGTGCAGATAATTTCTTTATCTGAAATATCCCCGGCGATTGCACAGACGTTGTCTGTGGCAGCCGCCGACACATCGAGCGTGCCATCGGCACTCCCGGTCGGTGTCAACGGATCGCCATCAGCGCCAGCCGTCAACGCTATTGATAGCGTCGCCGGACCGGCAATCTGAATCCAACAATACTGACCATCGGTCGGTGCGCTGTTTAGAACGCCCGCGCCGATCTCAACGCTGTCGGACAGGTCGCTTGTGACCTGATTGTTTTTGTGGCCGTCGAGCGTGTAATAATACGCCACCTGACCAGACACAGCAGCAACAGAACCGCTGCCCGTGTCATATTGAACATACTTAAAAATTTTGGTCACGCCGCCGGAGTCAATAACAGACCCAAGCTGCCCAACACCATATTCGGCGGTGCTGGAAACTGCGGCGGGATCAATACCGATTACAGGAATCGTAGACATATCAAGCCCCCCCTAAACGTGAATCACGCCCTGAAGGGCGCGGTTAGAACAAGTGAGATTGCCGGACCAAACCATCGGCACCACCATCGCATCCTGATTGACAGACATGCGCGTATCCAGCGGCACAAAGTTGCGGTCTGCTGCAACCTCAAGACGCAGATAGTTGGTGTTGATAAAGTACATGTGTGAGGTCGGCACCACGTCATCGTAGTAGACATCTGACCCGAGATATCTTGTAGTGACGAAGCCACTGTTCGCTTCGTTTGCATCAGCGACACGCTGAATTGCTTGAAGCGATCCGAGAAACGCTTTGTATGCGTTTGCATCGGCGGTCACAATGTCGGGCTTATCCACTCCACGCACGAGCGACAAATATATGTTATTCATATCACTCTGTATATTGGAAGTACTAAAGCTCGACGAGGTGGCCGTGGTCTGTACGTTTTGCCAAAACGAGAATGTCGAGGAATTGATCCCTCCACACGTTCCCGTGCCAGCGTCAGCAATGACCAACTGAAGACCGCCAACTTCCTTGCCGCTGGAACCTGTGCCGTCGCTGTAGAGCGAAGTCGACAGGGAGTTTTCCAGTGACTTTTCAAGGACGCTAATGCGGGCCTCAAGCAGATTGATGATTGCTTCTGGACCTGAGTTTTTGATTTCCTCAAGACCGGAGATTGTCACCGTGCCTGCAAGCTGTTTCCAGTCGTAAACCGCTGAACTCAGAACATCGGCAGGCGAAGTGTCCAACACTTCATAGCCGCTGTAGAAGTTAACGGTGTCGTTGGCTTGGTACTCTAGCTCTCTCACGATATCTCTACCGCCAGAGAGTTCGACCACGTTTCCGCGTTCCCGCATTTTGCGAAGCAGAGCGTTGTGATTGGTCACATTGTCTGCAAGCTGGCGAGATCGGTTACGGAGCGTCGTCGTGACTATTTCCGAAAGATTCGGAGATGCCATTGTCTTCTCCTTTGTTTAGTTTCTAGGATTGCAACTCCTTCATCGTGTGAAGGAGTGCGTCTCGCACGCTAGAGCCGCCAGGAAGTGATTCCTTTGCCGGGGCACCGCTGCCTTTCACATTCGCCTGTTGCGCGCGTTTTGCTTTGCGCACGTTTTCTGCCTGCTTTTGCTTGGCAGTCACTTTCTCCGCTTGCTGGTCGATCAGGCTTCCCCGGAGTTCCGGGTTTGCGTAGACCGCCATTTCGTAAGCGGCGTCCATGTCTTGCGCGACGCCGGATTGGATGAGACCGCCCATCGTTGTTCGCACCGCATCGAAATGCGGATGCGCAAGCGATCCATCTTCCTTTGTCACACTGGCAAAATTTGTGATTTGCTGCTGGGTGTCGGCAACGGCTGCATCCTGCTGCTGTTGCGCTTGTGTTTGCAAATAACCTTGCAACTGAGACACCTGATCTCTGAGTTGCTTCACTTGCGGGTCGGCAAAATCATCGTCGGCTTGCTCGTTTGCGGCGAGTGCTTCGGTGTTGATGCCATAATTTTGCGCCAGCCACGCAATTGCTTGCTGGGGGCTTTCGCGCAAAAACTTGTGTGCGCCGAGTAACTGGCGGACGGCTCCAATGTCGTCCAGGCCAGCGCGGGCAAATTCATCGCGGAAGGGAACCATCACCTCGTCAAGCGCAGAGGCGCGGCGGCGAATGTCAGCCACCTCCTGCGTCTTGCGAGTGTAATCGCCTTCCATATCTTTATAGCGTTGCAGGAACACTTCCTGCGCGTTTGAGGGCAGCGCGTTGAAGCTGTCCTTGAAATCGCTCGACCAGTGTGCGGGCGCTTCAATGCCCTGCACTTCCTCGTCGTCGGCGGCCTCGACGTTGGTCGCCTCTGCCTCGTCGGCAACCTCACCTTCAGGCTCCACATCTTCAGCGG